CTCCTACTGGATGTATGTTAATTAAAAGAGAAGTTATAGAGAAGATGATTAAAGCTTATCCTGAAAAAGAAATTATCCAAAAAACAATAATAAATGGATCAATGATAAATAGACCCTATTTTTATAATCTTTTTGATACTGATTTTGATCCTGTCAAAAAAACCTATTTAGGAGAGGATTTTGCTTTTTGTAAAAGATGGAGAAATATAGGTGGTAAATGTCATGCATTAATTACTGAAAAAATTAGTCATGTCGGAGAGCATCAGTATAGGGCTTGTTTTGCTGATGAGTTGATAAAGACTAAGTAAAATGGTAATATTTCCTAATTAGCTAATTTTAAGGAATACATAATATATGTTACAATTTTTACCCTACGCACTTGCCGCCTACGGAGGATACAAAGGTTATAAAGGATCTAAAGACGCTGGAGGTTCAGGACTTCAAAGATTATTAGCTGGAGCAACAGGAGCTGCAATGGGATACTACGGTGGTAAAATGGTTCCAGGCGTAAGTGGTGCGGGTTTTGGTAATGTGGCCTCTGCAAATTTTGTGCCTTCTTTTACACAATTAGGTCCTATCCAATCTTTAGGTCAAACATTTCCAAGTTTAGGGATACCTAAATTTACACCACAAATAACTAATACGGCAGTGGCTTCAGCTTTACCAAGTGTAGACCAAGCTGCTTTAAGTAATTCATTTTTTGTACCGCAAACTGCTGCACAAACTTCAGCAATTGCTAAAGGAGCAAACACGGCAAATGTACTAAACGCAACGGATCCAGATAAGAGAACCATGTTACAAAAATTATTTATGAGATCAAGAAAAGATGTTCCAGGAGAATGGGAAATGGACCCATTTAAAACAGCATTGGGTATTGGAGCATTCACTTATGGGTCAGGCGCGTTTGAAAATCAACCACAAGATGTTTACACTCCAACTTATAACTTAGCAGTAGCAGAATTACAAAAAGAAAGAGGTGGTTTTAAATATATTGATCCTGTAACAGGTGATGAAAAAACTTTTGAACAAGTTTATATACCTGAAGCTGATCCTAGAAATCAAGGTGACTTTAGACAAGGCCCTTATGCAATTGAAAAAAGCAGATATAACGAAGGTGGTTTAGCAGAAATTAAAAAATTCAACGAAGGTGGTATTAACTATCTTCCAAGTAAAAGATCTCATGACGAAGAGGATGCACATAATTATGTAAGAGCATCGGGTTATGTCGAAGACGGATCTGGCACAGGAGACAAAGACGAAGATACAATGTTAGCTCAATTAGCAGATGGAGAATTTGTAACAAGAGCAGATGGAGTATTAGGCGCAGG